CTTGAGACGTCAGGGATGATGTCTCCTAAATGTGCGTCAACTGTAGCCCGTGGATCCCCGGTGAAATCCGGAGTTCATGGGTCAACAGTTGGCGGCCAGAAGTGATTGCAGTTGCAATTGGCTTTTCTTTAGCCTATCACTTTTGTATGGAGGGATAGCTATGGCAGAAACTCGATATCGGGCTCGTGTATTCGGGCTCAATAATGAGCAAAATCCGAATGACAACCCACCACCCATTCATTTGGGTCAGTTTAGAGATAAACTGATTGTATATCACAATGGTGTTCAGGTTGACGCTGGATGGGGAGACCCATACAACGTACAGTCCTATGTGCCTCAGTTCTACTGGAAAAGTATCGAGAAAACGTGGGATGAACTTCATTCCCGCGCTAGGAGTTCTAACTCCTTTCGTTCTTGGTACAATACCGGTGGTCCTTTCTTGCACACTATTATCGAGAGCGAGATCCCCATTGGGGGTGTCGCTGGTCAGGGTATTCGATTTAATGCAGCTGGAACCAAGAAGTTCGAAGGTGGTTTTATGTCACCTTTGGATGCTTATTGGCCTTCAGGTTGGTGGAGTAATGGTACTTCATCAATCTGGTCCACTACAGATAATCAATACCTTCCTGATGTATCTGCCTACTTTGACCGGCTTTGGCGAATGGCCAAGCCTAAATTGGAGTTCGCAAGCTTATACGTTTTTCTCCGAGAGATCGGAGATACCGTACCCATGTTAGAAACTTCCTCCCGGGCACTTGGCCTGGCTTGGAAAGATAGTGTTCAAGTTGAAAAACACTTTAACACTGTAACTATCCATGGTGCTCCTTTAGGTTTCCAGAAAATGGAACCGAAAGAGTTAGCCGAGAACTACATCAACCAAGAGTTTGGTTGGAATCCGTTCCTAGGAGATCTTAAGTCTTTCTTTGAGACTTATCTCGACGCTTCCAAAATCATCAAGAAAATCAATGATGAGAATGGTAAGTGGGTTCGGAAAAAGGTCAAATTGCCTTTGCGTCGGACTGAGACGGTATTGCTGGACCAGGCTCTTGATTATAACTCTACGAGTTATTCTCTACCTTGTTATCCAGTCAATTTCCCCTCAGAGTTTTTCCAAGCTCCCCCTTCTTGGACGGTTACGGAAGTCAATGAGACTTCTATATCGGCCTCGGGGAAGTTTAGATTTTACCGACCTGAATTTGATGTGACTTTACCGGACTATTCGTCCGCCTGGAATCAGGTTATGAGAGCCATCAAGATTTATGGCCTCGAAGTAAATCCATATCATATTTGGCAAGCTACTCCCTGGACGTGGCTCGTCGACTGGGTCACGAATATTGGATCTTATATCCAACGATTCAGTGACGATCTAGAAGACGAAGTTGCCGCGGCCTACTTCTTCATCACTGCCCGTTGTACTGTTGAGAGGATCTTTACCATAAAGTTACCTTTCTACAGTGGGCTTGAGACTCTTCAGTTTAAGAGACGTTTTGTCTCTCACCAAAGAGTCAGTGCTGATAGTCCATACGGTTTTAGCCTCTCTTGGGACAATTTAACTCCCAGGAGATTAGCTATTCTGGCTGCACTCGGGATAACTCGTAAGAATTATCACGGTCGCTAGGATATCCTCTAGTTCTATTCAACAGTTTGTTCTACTGGGAACAGAACGGACTAGTGAACTAGATTAACTCCCCACTAACTCTGGAGTAGTCAATCATGTTAACCGATCCACAATCTATCACCATCAGTGGTGTCGCGAAGTCTATGCCAAAGATTCTGGCGCAAGGATTAAAATCCGTGTACCAGTCCAATGACAAAGCTTACACTCTCACGATATCTCATCAAGAGAGTGGCAAAAAGGTACGAACCCTTGTTCGTTTCGATTTGCGCGCAGTGAAAGCCGATCCGCTGACTTCAGCGAATAATTGGGAGACACTCAGTTTTCAGACTGTTATCGATCGACCCTTAACGGGTTTCTCGGTAACGGACCTAACTGACCACATAACCGGGTTTAAAACCTGGTTTGATAACACCCTTGTTGGAAAACTATATGGGGAGGAATCGTGAAAACAATTTCTCCACTTACAGTACCATCTCCTACGCAAAAGGAGAAATTTAAGCGTGAGCTTAGATCTCTTCTTTCGGACCTTGGTCATGCAGGGATTCGTTTTGCTCTTGAGGAAGTGATCGCGAGATCACATCTTTTGGAACAAGATTATTCCGATGCTATCGATGCACTTAGTGCAAAGAAATGAACCTCGGTTGAGTTGAGTCCAACACTTTTACGGGTGTTTGGTGATTGCCACACTCCCTCTCTATAGGGGGGGTGGGATTGTTGTTAACATGGCGTTGAAAGGCTACCTCCGATTAAGGAGGGTCTTTGAAAAGCGATGTTAATGTCTACTTAGAGGTCATGGAATGTGTCTATATAGACGCAACCATGAAGTGTTCCGCTGACGTCTTAGATTTACGTGACCTGGAAACAATCAGATCACGGGTCAAAAATGAAGGGATGTCGTTTTTAACGATAACCCTGCCTCAATTCGCCAAAGACTTCGAGAGAAGTCTTGAGAATGGAGGTATTGATCCAGCGTGTTTCCACGGTTTTCACCGCAGAAAACACGAAGCAATCCCTGAATTTCTTCAAGGTATGCTTAATCAAATTTTTGACCGTAAGACAGGAAAGGTGATTACGTATGAACCCCCAAATGGTGTTACGCCATCTGAAGGACTGGCTCCCTGTGATGTTCCTACTGTTGTTGAATCTGTACGGCAAATATGCCGACTTTTCAACAAAGTTGAACTCGACTGCACCCCAAAAAGGGTCCGGTCGGCACTTAGGAGCTTTTACGAAATCGAGCAAGATTTCAAAACGTTCTCAATCCCGGACGATGAAACTGCCAAGTTTTTGGCTGTTTCTCGTTTGCTCTGGGGTAGCGCTTTTAGGGATTTTGTCCCTTCTAGTGCTATACCACAGCATGGGCCCGGGGCTACCGCTGACCGAATTTCTGGAAACCAGAAGTTCCTTTGGCGGCGTTGGCATGATCGCCTCGAGCATTACTTCCCTCTTGTTGACAACGGTTACCCTTTGGGTATACCGGAGTCGGCTGAGGAGCTCGAAATTGTTACGATCATTCCAGAACAAGATGAACAACCTGTCAAGGTTATCACTGTTCCGAAAACGTTGAAATCTCCCCGTGTTATCGCCATCGAACCTGCGTGTATGCAATACGCGCAGCAAGGAATTCGGGACTATCTTTACGATAGAATCGAATCTTTCTGGATGACTGCAAAGCGAATTAATTTTCGCGATCAGACTATTAACCAGAAATTGGCTTTAACATCATCGAAGGACGGTCGATTAGCAACTATCGATCTCTCTGAAGCGAGTGATAGAGTACCTCTTGACCTTGCTATTAGAATGTTTGATGCGAATCCTGATTTAAAGGATTCAATTCTAGCATGTCGTTCGACGAGAGCGCAACTCCCTGATGGTCAAATAATTGACCCTCTCGGGAAATTTGCGTCAATGGGTAGTGCTCTTTGCTTTCCAGTAGAAGCGATGTATTTCTACACGGTTTGTGTAGTCGCTCTCTTGGAAGCAAGTGGCCTTTCCTACACGCAGAGAAACTGTTTTAATGTTTCTCGTAGCGTGTACGTGTACGGAGACGATATTATCGTCCCCGCCACGAATGCGGACGCTGTTCTCGATCACCTACGTAAATACAAC